GCATTACTGGGGAGGTAATTCACACATAACATGACAGGAGTCATAAAATGGCAGTAACAGAAAAGAAGCTAGGAGCTTCAGGTGTTCTGTATACGGACCGACGAGATTTTTACGTCGACCCACAGGTCACCAAAGAGCTATGGACAGACGTAGCACCATTTACAACTCTTATTTCAAACCAAGAAACTCGTGATGTGCCAGACCCTATTTTTAAAATGTTTGAGCATCGCAATCCTTGGGTGAAACAAGAGTTTTCATCAAATAACGCATCAGGCGTTGCATCGTTAGCCGCAGGTAATACTGAATCAGCTGACTGTGCAATAGACGGTATAACTGGATTGTCTTCATCCGCAGATAGTTCATATATCGGACTGGTTTGTGAGGTCTGGAATGCGGCAAAAACCACGAAGAAAGGTCAAGTAATTGTCTCTTCAATCCCCGATAGCACAACCATCAAGTTTAAAAACATGACTGGTACTGCTGTTGTTGTAGCAGATAATGATGTCTTCATGGTTTCAGGTAATGCACGTGGCGAGGGTTCATCCTCTCCAGATGCATGGGCTGACGAACTAACGGTAGTTTGGAATTCTTGTCAGATTTTCAAAACACCATTACAAGTCACAGGCACACTAGAGGCGGCAGTTTTACGTGGAGAGTCTAATGAATTAGCTCGTCTTCGTAGAATGAAAGCTCAAGAGCATAAGATTCAGAAAGAAAAGGCATTCTTATTTGGTACACGTGTTGGTGGTACTAATCTGAGTGGTTCTTCTGATTCATTTGCCGATGGTGGTCGTACCGACCCCGATGGGAACCTAATCCGTTCAACCTATGGAATTATTCCAGCGATTGACGACTATGGTACTTCATCTGGTGATGACCAGAACATCTTCTCTATTAAAGAAGATGAGTACACCTACGCAGATTTTGTGGACGACATGGAAAAAGTTTTCCAGTATGTCCCCGAAAGTGGTTCTAAAAGAGCCTTTGTTGGTGCTGGTGCTCTAGGTTATTGGAGTAAATTACAAACTGGTAACAATCTAGCAGGTAAATCTGGATGGACTGTAAACCTTGGAGACATGAAACGTGACTCCTTGGGTTTTAATTACAGAACTCTAGAAACACCTCACGGTATGTTGCAGTTGATTCCAACCCCATCTTTGCGTGGACCTTATAACAAGTATATGCTCGTCGTTAGCGATGACAACTTGTTCCATGCTCAGTACAGACCTATGGTTTATCAAGCCAATATCAAAACAGATAATGCTTTTGATGGCGTGAAAGACCAATATATGTCTGATGAAGGCGTTGGTATTCAGTTAATTGAATCACATAAGTTGTTCAAAATAACTGCTTCTTAAGCAACAGGGAATAGCTAGGGAGAGTTAACGCTCTCCCTAGTCCCGATAAGGAAATAAATGAGTAGTTTTAAAGATAAAGTTGAAGACATAGTAGGAGTTGCAGTATCTGACACTACTGCGTTGAATGATTATCTAACAGCATCAGCGCGTGAAATATCAGATGTTCTACCAGATGAAGTCCTGCTATACAACGCAACTCTATGGGAGACTGCAACTACTGTAGATATTTCCAATAACAGAATCTTTTCTGTGTCTAGAAATGGCAGGGGTACTGTGGAAATCCCATTTGGGATGAGCACACAAGCTAAAGATAGTGAAAGTATTCACTATGCAACCGTGAGAAGCCCAATGCATTATTTTGAAGGTTCTACTCTTACAATACTACCAGCACCTACAAGTTCAGAAAAGGGTCAGATACTTAGGTTTAAATATCCAACAGTTGTTTATACCGCAACTGGTATAGATAGTTTTCCAGATAATGCTGAATATGCTGTAACTATTGGCTCATCATGTTCTGTTATAATGAATCTGATGTCAGTTACAAGAGAAGCTATTCCGAGTTCATTATCCATAAGTGACTTATCAGTTGTTGCTTCTCTAGGAGGTGCTCCAAATATAGCTACTGTTTCCTATAGTGATGCTACAAATTCAAATGCATCTGCTGAGAGTGTAGGTACTTCTACTACTGTTGCACCACTCATTATAAATGTTAGTGGTAGTGCTCCTACGTATTTAAAGCCATCTGGTACATTCGATATTACACAGCTAGAAACATTTTTAGAAGACCAAGAAGATTCTGAACTGGCACAAATACAAATAGGCAGGATACAGCATGAGTTGGGCGAGTATCAGGCAGATATACAAAATGAATTAAATGAGTTTAATAAAGAAAATGCTAGATACCAAATGGAGTTTCAAGAGGCTGTAACGAAGAGCAACCAAGATTTACAAGTCGCTATAACAAATGCAAATATGAAAGCTCAAAGACTACAACAAGAAGCTCAAATGACAACAGATATAGATAAGTTTAATAAGGCACAGGACCAAGCATTGATAATGACCAATAAAGCTAAGGATATGGAGAGTATATTAGCAGACAATAATAGTAAACTACAGAAATATTCAAGTGAAATTCAAGCCTATCAAGCAAAAGTCGGTGATGAAGTACAAGAATATCAAGCTAATTTATCTCAAGAGATTCAAGAATTTGGTGCAAACCTTCAGAGAACACAGGCAATTCTTCAGGCATTAGGTGCTCAATACCAACAATGTCAAGCTAAGTTTCAGGGTGAATTACAAAGACTAAGTGGAGCTAAGGTATGACACAATCGCAATTACATGAATTAATCAGGTTGCATCATCCAGATATGACAGAAGGTGAGATACGTATAAGACTTAATAATGCAATGAAAGAATTTTGTCGTAAATCAAGAATTTTAAATGGTGCTTTTCAGTTTGATACTGTAGATGGACAAAGATTTTATGGTTTAGATTCTAAAATAATTGAAGTAGATTCTGTAGATTACGATGGTAAAACAATTAAAAGGTTAGTTGGGAGACCAGAGGAGCGTGATTTAGTATGAAGGTTTATTGGATTGAACGTGATGCAATTGCAATTGCAGATAGTAGTGACCTAAAAACATTTACAAGTCCGTCTGAAGTAAAAACTGTAACTATGTTTACAATTAAAGAAGACGAGCCATTTGTTTCTGATGATACATCTGCAACTGGTATAGGCATGACAGAAAGCTCTAATATTCAAGATGAATTCCATGAAGCCTTAGCATATAGAGTAATCCAGCAGGGTTATGAGAGAAAGCCAGAGGCTCTACAACTAGCTGGTTATTTCAAAGTACAATTCCAAGAAGCGATAGTAGAAGCTAAGAAATCATCTAATAAAGGTTATGATAATAGTAACTATAGTATTCGGGGTCATAACTACTAATGAAGTCTATTAAAAGCCCTGATAAATCAAATAATTTTATAGGTGATGCTTATTGGCAAAATGTAACACAGGAATGGAGATTCATTGAAGCAATAGCGAGAGGTGGATTAGATTTTAAAATAGATGAGTATGCTCAAATTCAAGGTGTCCTAAAGTACGCCAAACCAGTTTATCAAATGCGTGATAAGTATATAGCACCAAGTATAACCGAAATTATTATACCAACTACAACTATGACGAGTATCTAATGGCAACTTTATACAATCAAAAAGTAAAAAATACTTTCCCAGACCTACTAACAGTTCTTGGTAGTACTGCTGGAGAGGGATTAACAAGTTCTACTAAACAAATATTTGACGGTGATGGTACTGGAAGTCCACTTTGGATGGGTACTAATACATTAGAAATGACAGATTCTATAATAATTTATGGAACATTAAACTTAAAAGAAAAATCATCACAACCGAGTAGCCCTAATAACGGGGATTTGGCTTTTATAAGTGGTGAATTATACATAGCCAAATAACTAACAGGAGTCAATCATGGCATGGAAGAAAGTAGTAACAGAATCAAGTGCTGGTGTAATAGCACAGGAGGCGGCAACATTAACAAGTCAAGGTGCATTAGCAACTTTAAATACAGTAGATACTGCACAGATTGATGCTAGTGCAATTGAAACTGCGAAGATAAATAACCTTGCGGTTACAAATGGTAAGTTAGCGGACAATGCGGTAGATAGACCGAAACTCCTTGAAACAAACACGGCTTCAAGTGGTCAATTTCTTACTGCCGATGGTCAAGGTACGGGATTCACTTGGGTAAATAATCCAAATACTACAGTTGCCGATACTGACACGACATACACATTGACGGCAGTAGATGATAGCCCTTCGGCTATAATGAGGCTGACGGCAACGGGTGATGGTAGTGGAACACAAGATATAGGTATAGAAGATGGTGGTGGGATTTCGTGGGCTACAAGTGGTACCTCAATTACGCCAAGTTTGAGCTTGCCGAGTAACCATGTCACTACGGCTAGGATAAACAATAGTGCTGTAACCTTGGCTAAAATGGCGAATCTAACTGCTAATACTCTTATTGGTAGAGATACAGAAAGCACTGGGGTTCCAGAAGAGTTAAGCGTTTCAGCTGTAAAGTCTATGTTGTCTCTAAATAATGTTGCTAATACAACTGACGCTGGTAAGCCAGTATCTACTGCCCAAGCAGCTGCAATCGCTGTTGTTCAAGCTGATGTGGATGCAAACGAATCTGATGCAGATACTGCAATAGCGTTAAGAGCTCCTATAGCTGGTCCTACTTTTACTGGAACTGTGACTATACCAAACCTTGTAGTCAATGGTACTACAACTACTGTTAATACAGCAACTCTAACAGTAGAAGATGAGAATATCGTAATGGGTATCCCTGTGTCTGGTGGAACTTATGGTAGTGATACTATAGCACAGACGGCTGTTAATTTAGGTGGTATCTCATTATATACGGACCAAGGTGGTACCGAGGCTGATTTTGCAAAGGTAAACTGGAATAAGGATGGGCAATTGACTGGCTGGCAAGCTGAGGAT